CTGTTGTCTACGACCAGCAGATCCTCAATGTTCACCGTCCTCGAATCGTCGTAATCACCATAGATCTGCATCTGACTCTCTCGGTCCATCGGAACAGACTTGAGAGTGCAACCTTGCAAATGGTGCCTGGCAATGCAAGCAAAATAGTGAGCAAACACTGGGCAAGAATCCCTAAAATTCTCCACCCTCCCAACAAGAGTCATAGCCCGAGCGAGACCGGTGTCTAAACCCTGCGACACAGAATAAGCACTGGAAGCGATGTTTCTCGCAAGCTGGGGAACTGGCTCGGCGCAGGTGCCGGCGATTCCGTTCACCCCGCAAAACGTCCATGCATCACCCTTCTTCCGATGAAACAATTTAGGTCGCATCCCTGCTCTCTCCCATTCTTTGGTCAATTGATCAACATCCAACCTCTGTCCGCAACTAACTATAGAATCGTCACCCTCATAAAAGAACGCAAAATCAGTATTCTGTCCGTTGATTCTGTACTTCCTGGCACTTGGTTTGTAAACAACCTGTGCCGGATCGTCCAATACCATCGCGCTCCACAAAGTCAAATTGACTAAATTGTTGAGCGCGGAAGTACCACGGTCGCCGGATTTCCGGAATGCACGGACAATGATGGATGCCCGCGCACCGTGCTTATTGAACGAAGCTTTCATCTGATCCTTCCTGCGATCTTCCAAATCAGCCTCTTGCATATCCCAAGTGATCAACTCAAAGTTACCATGGCTGAACAACAACATTGCAATGTGCTCGAGAATTGGATCTTCCAATGTGTGACGGAGCTCCGGGGATACCGTAACATCCCACGCAGATCCGTCATTCTCATACACATGACCATATCTCATCTTTTCAGCCACTTCCCTCATTGCGACCATTTTGGGCCGGTGCTTTATACTGCGACGTTCAAAATGATCAAAGTACAAATCTTCGAAACATTTGACTGTCAACAAAGCACAGAGCTGTCCGGCACCACCGCATGACATAATCATACGTGGTTCCTTCCCTTTTGCTAAAATCTCATCCTTAATAGAGACAGCCCATTTCACAAAATGCTGATTGGCCGAGGTTGACATCAACATATCTAATGCATTCTCAACAGTACGTTGGGACCATTTCTTCGAAACTAATTCATTCAGACAGGGATTGTCTGCGGCCCATTGCTGGACCCTCCGTTTCGTGAAAACATGATCCTTCAGTGCACGCTGCACCGATAGAATGCCCGCATATACTTTGTCACTGGGTTTGAATGGTTTAGCTTTCCCTTCCACCCTACCTTTGCATGCTCTGATAACATTCTCAAGAGCATCAGTGTAATGTTGAACTTCCTGGGTGGTGGGACCAATCGGAGTAGCGACACGAGGGACTGGGATATCCCTAGTCTCAACTCTGGCGAGGTAATCCTCACCTGACTCAATGTTGGTTTCGAGTATAACTGATTCCAACGGTCCGACAATCGTATTGACTGGAATTCTGTCATCTGGACCCAACCCGGGAGGCGGAGGAAGGTTCTGAAACCAAGTTCGAATCTCATCCACATGCGCTCCCGGATCCGTAGTCACTGAGCTGACATCAGAATGATCGTTGTCAGGCTCCGGCGACGGCGGAAGCGGCACGACCCTGGGTAAAACCGCAGGGACGGCGGGATCCGCGACGACATCCTCATCCTCAGTCTCTGAAATATCCATGAGCGGTAAAATCTTGTAATGTGCATGTCCGCTCCACATCTGAGAAACCTTTCTTCCAAGGTAGAAGACCCCCATTTCCCAAAATGGGAACATGGTAAAAGCGGTCAAACCATATCGCAGAGATTTGGGCATCTCCCAATTCGCAAGTAACCGTCTGGTACCCAAAGTGAGTACTGTAACTGTAGTCAGACCTCCCGTTCCATAAAGGAACAGAGAGTGCCGATTGAATCGCGGCGACAACAATCGTTGCCGCGCATGAACCTGAGAAAGTGCCTCAGGAACCAGACGCATCATTGCGATCCTCCGCAAAGGATCCTTTTCCGATCGGATCTCAGATGTCAAAGACTGATTCAGAGATTTATCAGCTGCCGTGCTGTAATCAATGCACAAACGTGCAAAGAAATCATCTTCCAGTCTAAAGGTCCGTACAGTCCGAGTGAATTCACGCAGACAACTCGGTATGAGTGACCTGCAAGCTTCGCATCCATCAGTGACAAGCATGTGAATCTCAACCCTCCCAGTTTGTAAAGACCGGAAAGATTGGTCATCGCACCTCGAACACAGTGGAGCATAACACTCCGGTCTGGGCACAAATGAGTGCATGATTCCCCCTTACGACGATTTTTGAGTGTCGTCTCGCGGTAGGATACGGTAGCCACACTCCGTAGATTATTTCGGTCAAGCGGGGATCACTTGAGCCAAA